ACTACACGTAACTGATTGTGCTATTCAAATTAAAAAGATGTGGGAGTCTAATGGCGCTATGATTAACTTCACCGATGAAGAACTTATCTTCGCTGCTATGCACCACGACTTAGGTAAGGTTGGTGATTTAAATCAAGACTATTATATCCCACAAGATTCCGAATGGCATCGTAAGAACAAAGGAGAAATATTTAAGCATAATCCGAAACTTCAATATATGACAGTTACCGACCGAGCTATTTTTCTTCTAAATCATTTCGGTGTTCAAATGTCGGAATGGGAGTATCTCGGATTACGACTAACCGATGGTATGTATGAAGAAGCAAATAAGTCTTACTACATATCTTATAATCCCGATTGGTCGTTGAAATCTAATATAGCGTACATACTTCATCAAGCTGATATGATGGCGACTCACATTGAGTACGATGAATGGCAACGAGCTGATGAAGAGTTCAACACACAAGTAACCGAAAACATAAAGAAAGCGGTTAGCGGTGAAAGTAAACCACAACCATCACCTAAGTTGAGTGCAAAATCACAAGACCTTTTTGATGAATTATTTGGAGAAAAGTAAATGTTTTTAGAAATAAGTCTTGTATTAGTATCTATTTTGTTTGTAACTTCGTGTTATATAATATGGAACTTAAATACAAAGTTAGAATCGTTAGAGGATTGGGTAACAGATTTTATGAACACAATTGAAAAAGTAAATAGAGATTTGAAACAAGCAGACTATAAAGGTTCTTTTGAGTCAGATGATGAGGTTGGTTTCATATTTAAGGAAATTAAAAATACAATAAAACAATTAGATAGATTCAAAGGAGAAGAACAATAATGCCATCAGTACAAACAACAGCATCAGGATCAGTAGTTAAGAAAACTCGTAAAAGAAAGAAGAAAGGTAAAAATTATTATTTCAATCAAGATACAGAAGACGCTATAATCTTATACAACAATACTGAAAGTGCTTACGAAAGAAATAAAATTTACAATGAACACATAAGAGCTGCTTTTGATAAGTTAGCTGAAAACATCATTCATACATTTAAGTTTTATTATTTCGATGTTGGTTCTGAGGAAGTAAAGCACGAAGTTGTCTCATTTTTAGTTATGAATATGCACAAATTTAAAGAAGGAAAAGGTAAAGCGTTTTCCTACTTTAGTATTGTAGCTAAGAATTATCTTATTTTGAATAATAACAAAAATTACAAAATGGGTAAAATTCATTCTCAAATGGATGTTTTGGATTACAAAAGAAATCTAATGGGAGAAAATTCTGATATAGATAAATCAGAAAAGTCTGTTTTATTTATAGACGAACTTCATAGATTTTGGGATACAAATCTAACTAATATATTCCGTAGAGATAAAGACATCAGAGTTGCTGATGCTGTTTTACATATATTCAGAATCAAAGATAGTATAGAAAACTTTAACAAAAAAGCTCTCTATATATTGATTCGTGAAATGACTGGTTCAAACACACAACATATAACTCGTATAATCAATGTTATGAAAAAGTATAACAAAAGATTGCAATCAGAGTTTGATAGAGTAGGAATGGTTGATGTGAGTTACACAGGTTCTCTCGTAAAAGAGAACTAAAAAAAAGGGGAGTTTTACTCCCCTTTTTTGTTTTATAACTATCCCCCCACCATATATATTACCAAAATTTAGAAATGTGGATATTTATATATGTAACCACAAATCTATATAAATTATCAATGGAGTATATTATGGCCAACGATTATGAAATATTTGAGGGTAAATCTTTATCTGATTTATTCAAAGATATCTATGATAATACAGAAAGGAATAAAATACAGTTAGAAGTTCTTATGAAAGAAGTAACTTCATTCATCAAAGATGGTGATACAGCTGTACAGATTATTCCTATGCTAAAAGAATATTTGGAAATCAATGTAAAGAATGATGACCAATTAGTAAAGGTAGCTGCTATAGTACAAAGAATAATAGCTTCTGAAAGTAAAGGTAGTTCAGAAGAAGAGTTTGGTTTATCTGAAGCTGAAAAAGAACAACTAATGAGTGCAATAGAAGACGCTGCTACAGACTTACAAAGTCATTCAGATGAAATTACAGATGATATGAAAAGGATAGAAAATTAATGCCTTTTCGTAATTCATCTAAAGTAACCAATAGAGAAACAGATAAAACAGGATTTGCTACTTACAGTGATGTCTACACTATCATACAAGATAACATAGATGAAAGTACTGAATTTTACGAAATAGAACCTGCTGTAGTTCTAAGTGTATTTTTGAATCCAAGTAGTTTACCTAAAAAAACATTAGAAGATGGTAGGTTAGTGCCCGACTACTCTTACTTTGGTTCTATAAAAGCTAGATTCATACACAGTCAAAGTGATGGAGATGTCATAGAAGGTTATATAAAGCCACTATCATCTCACATAACAACATATCCACTAAAAGGTGAAATTGTCAATGTTACAATACACACAGGAAATCTATATTATGATATGCCACTAAATCTATATAACAGAACTAATCTAAATAGAGCAGTAGGAGCTAGTGGTGAAGGTTTGGTATTACCACAAAGAATTAAGTATAACAGAAAAAACTTTGCCGAACAAGGAGATATTTCAATAGATGGAAGATTTGGACACGGAATAAAGTTTGGTAGTGATGCAGGATATATGTATCCAAATATAAAAATAACAAATAGACAGTCTGTACCTGATGCTAAAATAATAGATATGGATTTTCCACATACACAAGATATAAATTCGGATGGTAGTTCTATATTTATTACATCTGGCGAGTTAAAGACTGAGTTAGAAGAATTACAACCAGCAGCTGATTCCATAAGATGGCCGCCATCAGTTGGTGGAAAAATGAATGGTGATATGATTACAATAAATTCAGATAAAGTTGTTCTGAACGCAAAGGGTGATGGTAAGAAAAGCAATAGCGATGTTCATATATTTGCAGGAAGAAATATAAATCTAAGTTCAAACTTTGAAATAAACATCGGAGATTCAAAGGGTGGTGCTATAAATTTAGGAGACCCTAATTCTATAAACACAGTAGTAAAGACTATAGAATTAGAGGATGTTTTAGAAAGTTTATTTTCAGGTCTTGATAGTTTTTTAAATACTTTAGCTGGAGCAAAAGATTCTAAACAAATTGGAGATGCGGCTGACACTTTACAAAAAGAAATATCAATTATAAAAACTAAAAAGTTGCCTAAAATAGGTAGTAAAATAGTATTTATAGCTGATGATGAAGATGACAATGAAGTTACAGATGGTGAACTGATAGAAGGGGAATCAGAACAGATATTTCAATCATCAGGAGTGAGAGGTTAATATGAGTGCTACATCAGATAAACTTAAAGAAATAATCGATGCTCAAATTAAAAAGCAAAAAGATAATATAGAAGCTAAGGTAGACAATGCTTTAGCTCTTTACAAATCAGGCGATGAAAGAGCTGAAAAGTTAGTGAAGGATATTGAGAAGGGCATTCAAGATGCTGAAGAGAAAAAGCAACAAGTTGAAGACACTATGAATACAATAAAATCTGCAAAGGATGGTTTTGATAATGCCAGAAAAGCAGCAGAGGTAACTGAAAAAGCTTCGTCAATTTCTTCTGCTTTAAATCCAGCTGCAGCCGCTATAGCATATGCTCAAAAGTTTATAATAGAAAGTTTGAAAAAGGAAGTGAAAGATATTGACGATGAACTAAATGTCATTCCAAAGATAATAGATAGTTTCGACAAATTTTTATCAGAAACGAGAGTTAGATTGAGAAAAGAAAAAGAAAGAAGAGAGCAACAAAAAAGAATCGCTGAAGAAAACAGAAAGATGTTAACTTAGATATTTATATAAAAGACAGGAGTTACTATGGCTAAATCAACAAAACTTATTAGTTTAATTAAAGAAATAGTTAGACAAGAAGTTAAAAAAGAGGTAAATAAGATATTTATTAGTGAAGGTATCAAATCTATGACTAAATCTTCAATCATAGAAAATGATGTTGTGGAAGTTTTACCTAAGAAAAAACCAAAACCAAAAGAAAAAGTCACATATACACAGAATCCAGTGTTGAATGATATTCTAAATGAAACCGCTAATGGTAGTGAATATGAAGAATATCCAACAATGGGGGGTGAAACTTTTGATACATCAAAGATGGCACAAGCTTTAGGGTATGGAAATATGATGATGGGTGATGACAAATCTAAAAGAGAAGCTTCGGCAGTTCAAACGGCACAAGCGGCAGGAGCAGATATGTCTAATCCAGCAGTGCAAGATGTAATGAGTAACTTAACAAAAGATTATAGAGGTGTATTAGAAAAGACAAAGGAAAAAGTTAACAGATGAGTTCAATACAAAATGATTTAGATCCAGATGTTTATATTGGTTTAGAACTACCAATGAGATATGGTAGCGCAGGATTTTTTAAAAGAACCAAAACTGCTTTAGAACAAACTAAATCTAATATAAGAAATCTTATATCTACTCAAAAAGGAGAAAGATTAGGTAATCCAAACTTTGGGTGTGATTTGAGACAAGTATTATTTGAGCAAGAAGGTGATGTAGAAAGTCAAATTGAAGAGACAATTAGAGCTGCTATAGATGAGTTTTTACCATTTGTAAAAGTTTCATCTATAGACATATCTTTTTCTAACAGAAACAATGTTAATGTTAGAATTATTTTCAGTTTAACTTCAGATTTGTCTGAAGAAGAACAACTTTCTGTAGACTTTGGAAACTATGAACCAGTAGATATAATTTAACGGAGATGGAAAATGCCATATTCAGAGCCTAAAAAATCAGTAAAAGAAGTTAGATATCTAAATAAAGATTTCGCATCTTTTAAAGATAATCTAATTGAATTTACAAAAATATATTTTCCAAAGGAGTATAATGATTTTAACGAATCATCACCTGGTATGATTTTTATTGAAATGGCTTCATATGTTGGTGATGTTCTATCTTACTATATAGACAATCAGTTCAAAGAAAGTTTATTAGCTTTTGCTGAAGAGAAAAAAACCATATATAATATGGCACAATCATTAGGATACAAACCAAAGTTATCATCTCCAGCAACAACAGATTTAGATGTTTTTCAAACTGTACCAGCTATTGGAACTGGAACGGGAGATAGTTACAGTGTTAAACCTGATTTGAGATATGCTATGGTAATAAAGTCCGGAATGCAAGTTTCTTCTGATTCAGGTGTAAATTTTATTTCGCAAGAAGATTGTAATTTTAAATTTTCTAGCTCTTACGATCCTTTAGATATTAGCATCTATGAAAGTAACGGAAATGTTCCAGTGACTTATCTATTAAAAAAATCTGTTAAAGTTAGTGGTGGTGATATAGCAACAGAATATTTTACTTTTAACGACGCTGAGAAATATAAAAGAATAGCTTTGGCTCAGTCTAATGTGACTGAAATAATAAGTTGTACAGACAGCGATGGTAATAGTTGGTATGAAGTTCCTTTTTTAGCGCAAGATACAGTGTACACAGATATAGAAAATAAAGAAGAGAATGATGACCAACTATACACTTATGCCGACCAAGCTCCATACTTACTAAAACTTTTAAAGACAACGAGAAGATTTACAACATTTATAAGAGAAGATGGTAGAACCGAATTAAGATTTGGTGCTGGAACATCAGATAGTCCTGATGAAGAGATAATTCCAAATCCAGATTCAGTAGGTTCTTCTTTACCAGGCTCACCAACTTATCTAAATACAGCTTTCGATCCATCTAACTTTTTATCAACTAAAGCTTATGGACAAGCACCATCCAATACACAATTAACTATCACTTATAGATATGGTGGTGGTGTTGACCAAAATGTAAGGTCTAATTCTATAAGAACTATATCTAGTATAGATGTAACAACAGACCAATCAGGCTTATCACCAGCTTTAGTATCAACAACAAGAGCTTCTATTGCTATAAACAATAATGTACCAGCTACTGGTGGTAAAGATGCCGAAAGCATAATCGAAGTTAAGAACAATACACTAGCTTACTTTCAAGCTCAACAGAGAGCGGTTACTAAAGAAGATTACATTACGAGAGTTTATGCTCTACCACCAAAGTATGGTAATATAGCTAAAGCTTACATTGTTCAAGATACACAATTGGATAGTGATTCAGGAGCAAATTCAAATAATAGAACTATAAATCCATTAGCTTTGAACCTCTATGTTTTGGGATTTGATGCTAACAAAAAATTAGTTTCTGTAAATCAAGCAGTAAAAGAAAATATTCAAACTTATCTAACACAATTTAGAATGGTTACTGATGCTGTGAATATAAAAGACGCTTTTGTAATAAACATTGGTGTTAAGTTTAATTTATTGACAAAAACAGGATATAACAAAGATGAAGTTGTTTTAAGAGCGATTCAAAAAGTAAAAGAATTTTTTGATATAGACAAATGGCAAATAGGACAACCAATTGTAATTTCTGATTTAGCTTATCAGATATCATTGACAGATGGTGTTTCTGCGGTTGTTCCA